GTTAGCCACACCGCCCGCTATCGTCCAGCCAGTGCCCTTAGTCCAGTCGGTGTCGGTAGCAAAATCACCATTGACAGCTTTCTCTAAGCTCGCAAAAGCCGTCGCCGTATCAACGTGGACAGTCTTAACCCCAGTGGTGCTATCGTATGTCGCTGTACCGTCTGGGGCTGGTGGGAATGAAATAGTGTTTGAAAGCAAAGCAGAGGTTGAGTCTACATAATGTAACTTTTGCGTAACCCCGTTAACACTAACTAAAGGCTCTGGGTTTCTGCTTACCCCAGCAAGAGGAGTGCCGCTAGCATCACTACCCATATACAACTGCTCTAAGCCCGACCCCGAAACCTGATTGCCGGATTGCATCCCCTCATTGACAGCCGCATAGCTAGAAGAGTCATAACGCTTCCCATACTCAATAAACCCACTACCTGCATAGAGGTTTTTATTCTGCTCTACACGGGCGTTAAAATCCACCTCAGTGCTTAGCGGTTCCTGTGCAAGGTCTAAAAGGCGGTCTACTTCTGGGCCGCTCTTTGCTGTTGTATATGTCATATTGTCACCGCAAAAGGTATGTCACCAGCGACCAAAAACTGCCCCTCTGGCGTAACATTAAAGAATTCAAAAGCAAGCGATCGCTGTATAGCGTCGGACGATTGAAACGAAATAGAGGCCGTTACCGCAGCACTATCGCTAACAGTTTCAGCAAAAGAAGTCACCGCCATAGCAAGTTCATCAACGTCACCCATGCCGCGCCATACTTGGAAAAGCATGATCGACCGGGTTCTCGCGGCTTGCTGCATGAGGTTAAAACTTGCATCGGAAACGAAAATAAACTCCGCAGTAACGTCCATGTTCTGCGAGCCTTCGCCCGACAGTAGTTCACGAACAGAACCGCTAAATTTATTCGTAATATCAATCAACGCTGTATTAAATGTTGACGAGTGGGAAACCTGCCCGCCAACATTTAACCAATTAACGCCATCGAACACACGCAAAAATACATCAGTGCCGTTTAAAGCTCCAATGGTTGACATTTATACGATCGTCCAAGCATCCTGTGATTGAAGGCTTACGCTAGCTGTAAGCTTGTCACCGTCTGGTGAAGTCTCAGCCCAGGACGCAATCATAAACGGCCCCTCGATAACTTCACCACCACGGGCGATCTGGTAGTTGTCAGCCGTCTTAGCAGAGGCCGCAGCCTTCAATAGTGTGAATGTTGCTTCACTATTAAAAGTAAGCTCAACACTTAGATCAAGCGATTGCGTACCCTCGTCCGCTAACAGCTCACGAAACGAGGCCGAGCTTTTATTTGTAACATCAATGATCGCATTATTTAACGTCATTGAGTGCGAGTTTTGGCCGCCGATGGCAGTAAAAGCTTCTACCACTTCGCCGTCGCCCATTGCTACTACGACAGTTGTGCCGTTAATTGCGCCTGTAGTTGACATAATTTAAACCCTTTGCGTTGTTGCTGTGTAATTAATTGATACGTCGATTATATACCATGCGTCGGTATTTCTGCCACCATTGCGCCCTGAGGCGGCAATAAAAACATCGTCTAATTGTAGGCCATGTTTATAGTAGTTTGTTAATGTTTCCGCTAGGCGTAATGATTCGCCTGTGCCAGTCCCGGATGGTGCATAAATACTTATCTGAAATATGCCCACACGGTCATCAAGCCCTAGCGAATCTTTCATTAATGAATCAACGCCAGCGGGTATTATAGTTGCTGCCAGCCATAGCGCATTATCGGGCGGTGTAAAATCCGCATTCTCGTAAGCGGTATCGAGCCCCAGCGCTAAATCTTCAAGTGATTGCATGAGCGTTTGATGTGTGTCGTAGACTGTCATTTAGCCGCCTGCTTTGCTGCAATTGTTTTGAGTATTGCGGGCCACCGCCTTACGCTAATACGCATCATACCAGCCGGGGCCTGACTTGAATAGCCGCTCCCAGTGGTCTTACCAGTCTTGCCGTCGCCCTTGCCAAACTTGCCAAACTCAACAGTCTCAGCATAGGGTAGATTGTTGGTTAAAAATACTTTCTTTTTGATAGCATCTTTAGGCATTTTGCTGGCCGGGTTCTGTGCTGCTTTTGAGCTGGTAGTTTCACTACTGGGGCTACCAACGGACACAAACCAATTACCTCGCAGCCTACCCTCATCAACCGGCGTGCGCTCAATAACATCACTAAACAACTGAATGCCAGAAGCGCGATAAACCTTACTGCTAACCTCCATGCCTTGACCAGCGGCCTTGGCCACCATCTTGGATAACGCTTGCCCCAACTGGTCAAACCCTACCGTCTTAGCCACGGGCGATCACCTTATACATCACAACGTCGTCGGCTGGCTTCACGGCTGCAACATCAACCACCACCTTTCTCACACCGCCATCCACCAACACATCGGACATAACCACCTCGAAAGCAGGGTCAAAAATATACATGCTGTCTGTGGCCAGTATACGGGTGTCGTCGATAAGCGTCTTAGGGAGCTTTGTGGCGATACCAACCAGCGTGGTGTTCGTTGCACTACCGCCTGTGTAGTCGCCTGTAACCGGGTCTAGTGTAGCCCCAGTGGTGCGCTCAATCACATAACTAGCTGGGCTGCCGTACTTAGTTAAAAGCTTGGTCGATGTTGCCTGCATATTGCCGTAAAAACTAGCCATCTAAAATAAATCCTCTGCTGCGAATTCGCGGGTAAAAAATACCGACGATATATCTACAGGCTCAACCGTGGTTCCTGTTGCACTGCTCTCAACCAACACAACGGAATTAGGCGGTATCATTATCAGCCTGCCATCGCCAAAAAAAGAGTTTTTAGTCGAGGTTAGTGTTTGTCTGTTGCCGCTCGTATCCATGAAATAAGACGCATAAAACAGCGGGTAGTCGGCTTGCCCGGTTAACGTATCAGCCGTAACGTCGCGCTTAACCATAGTGGTGGGTGCAGTATTAATCAGGGCCGCGTTCATACTTCGACCCACCGGTAACAACGCCCCGCCGCTATAGGTGAAATCGCTTATGTCCGATATCTCCACATAGCCCGTCACGTTGTAGGTGAATTTACCGTCCGATATAGCACTAAAATCAAATTCAACATCGATATTATCAACCACAAGCCAGTTGGCCCCTGTTTCAATCGCTGTGTAAAAGAGGCTTGCGGGTATGACCCCCGTGCGGGTGGCGGCACCAACAAACACTTGGCCGCTAGACATTCTTTCGACAACTGCCGATTGAGCGCTAACCTTTAGCCGCCTAGCTGTTTCAGACTGTGGGGTAAGTAGGTCGTCTGGCAATCCCTTGTGCACAAAATTCCCATCCACTGTATTATGTCCTTGCTAGTGTAAGCGAGCTGGTTGAATCCAATAGCGCGCTTAATTCATCATCTACCCTGGTATAGCGAACGCTCGCTTCCGTGGCTGAGCTCTCAAAATAAGCCACCTCGATAACATCAACTTTTTCTTTGGATACTTTGCGGCCTGAGTCGTTGGCCTGTAGGCTCTCACCATTTGCTATTTCATAAGCAGCGAACACCTGACCCCTTGGCAGTTCAACGGGTATTTCATCGCTGGGCGATAACCACCCATCGATATAAACATCGCCACGCGGCCATTGTAGCGACTGCTCACGGGTTAGCTTATAGCCTTTGAACTGCTCACGGTATGCCTCAATGTAGCGCATAGACGATAGCAATTGCTGCTCAGCTATTGTGTCATCGGCGTCTAAATCCTGGCCATAATCAGCCAGCAATGTGCGGGCATCGGCCAGCGACACATAACTATTGGCACCGCTAACCTGGCCGCCATCTTCAACAATAATTGTCACTGTCTAACCCCGCTAAATAATGAAGCCGCACCACCTGAATCAACGAGCGTAACACGTATTTTTTCGCCTGTGGATAATGTCACCGGGGCGCGCCCTGGCACAGTTTTGAAATATATTGTGTAGAAATCTGAATCGTTAATGCTTGATTCAAGCAATAACTTGCCACCATCAAAATCACCGTTAACGTAAAACAGGTAATCGCCTGACAATGGCACGTTGTGCGGTATTGACGAGCCATCCTCTGTCAGCTCGTCAAAGTCGTGATAAATAACAGACATTAAACTTTCTCAGCACGACCACATTCAATCATTGCCTCGGCCTCTTTAGCAGGCAATTCAGCAACTAATTTTTCATCAACAGAGGTAAATGTAACGCCCCATAGGGTACGTGTTTCGCCAGATGGTGGCACTTGGCGTATAGCCGCTGCAACTGTAATTGTTTTTGGTGCTTCTGGCGCTGGTTTTGACTTAGCCATCGTTATAGCTCCTAAGAAATAAAAAAGGGCGGGGGTGTACCCCGCCTAACTGGGGTGGTGAAACTTAGTTGCTAATTGAAGGCAAGCGAGCAAGGCCACGGCGGTTGAAGCTTACAAAGTTACTGTAAGATTTAACACGGGTGATCGACTCATCTTTAGTTTCTGCCACGCCAACGTTTTCAACTGCTACGCCAACGGGTACGCCTTCGGGGTGAATCATTGAAACGCCAATCTTGCTAGTGCCATCGTCGAAACAGCCAGCGTAAACAGAGGCTAATGCGCCACCCGTTAATGCCGCGCCGTTAGCAGTTTCAGCTACTGACAAGTAATCGTTTTGGAACATTGGGATACCGTTATAAGTATCGACGTTGCGTGAACGACCGTTACCCATATCGAATGCCATAGTTTCATTAACGCCGCCCAATGCACGCACTAAGGTGCGGTAGCTGCGAAGTGTACGCCCTGGCATTTGCAAGAAATCAACCTCGCCATCTTTGGCCTTAACTAAATCAAGCAACTCATCTAACAGCTCAAACGATAACGCTTGTCCAGCCGACGCTGTGGTGTACTGCGAAGCATCACACAAAGTGTGCATTGAATGCAGCTCTGGGCTAGTGCCTGTGCCTGTAGCCATGCCCGCTTGCAATAAGCGACCAACGCTTTTAGCTTTTGAGGTAATCTCAGCCATAAGTTGATCGACACCGCCGGACAATGATTGCGCTTGAACCAAGCCATTCATTTCAGCATCACCGAGAGTGGTAACTGCTGTGAATGGAGTTTGTACCGCTTCGCTAGGAGCTTTAGCAGTAATGGTGCCGCCAATCGCTAAGTGTTGAGCGTCGCCCAATACGTCCTCGCGGTTAACTAGAATTGCTTGACCAGCGTAACCAGTCCAAGGCATTACATTCCAGATAGGGTTAGTGGTGATAATGTCTTCAACAACGCCGCTTACAATCTCGTCGCTAATGTGTAGGCCCGCTTGGGCTAATGTTTGAGTAGCCATGATAATTTACCTTTTAAGTTTTTGACCCCTAAAGCCAAAAACGGCGCATAGGGAATAGTGTTTTTAATACTAATCTCTTGCGCCGCAAAAGTAGATTACCGCCGGTAACCTTTCGTATGTAGTGGTATTCTAGCCCTTGCCTACGAGCTTTGCAACTGCCGCCCTTTTGGCCGCTAATTTGTCGCCACCAGCGGGGGTACTGCTCTCGCTACCACTGCCTGCACCGGCCTCACTGGGCACCTTCATAAACTCAGGCTGTGCGCTCACGAACTCATTTACAGTAAGGTTACCATCGGCCCCGGTCATTATGTTGTCGCCTTCCATTGCAACGACTGATTCGCCATTGACGGTGAAGGTGCTTTTAATTTGCGCCATGATTGCAGCTTGCGCCTCTGGGCGGATATGGTTTGCCGAGAATGCTTTTTGTGCTGCGCCTTCGATCTCATAACGATTTACCATTGATTTGTTTTTGCCGGTTAGCTCGTCAATCTGTGCCTGTGCCACGGATAGCTTGCCGGTGAAATCGCTTTGCATGGTATTGGTATGCTCTTTTAATAAGGTATCAAAATCACCCTTATCAATGAGTTCTTTGTTACGCAGCTTGCGCTCTGTTTCTTGCAGGGCTGTATATTTATCTAAATCAACGCCATCGAACTTTTTTAGCTGGTCTTGAAGGCTTATATTGTTCGTGCGGAACTCATCAATTTTATCTTTAGACGTTGCGCCCTCTACCTCTAAGAAATGAAAGCCGTCCTTTTCTTTATAGAGTGATTTGAGGTTATCATCTAGCGCCGCCAGTTGTTCACCGTCAATTTTATACGTAAGCATGGTTATTACCTTTTAAGATTATGGCCTACCGCCGGTAAGCCTCGTTGGGAATTATATACCAGCCTTGTCGAAAGCTGTAGAAAGTGAGTCCTTTTTCTTCAATTCTTTTAAGGTTATGGGCGCAAATAGATCATCAGTGGTTAGTTTCTTAAACTTATCCGATGTTAACCCGCCATCTAGTAACAGCTTGCCCCGGTCATTGCCCAGCGTTTCAAACACAAACTCGCGCCCACCCTTAGTGCTACCCTGGTTCTTTAACCACTCGTAATAGGTTTGGTCGGCCTTGGTAGGCTGGCCACCCTGTGCGCCGGTACTTGCCCTTACGCCATCCTCGTCCTTAGCTGAAAACCGCTCATCTAATAGAGGCGCTGTAGTGGTTCGGCAATTGGGATGGAACGGGGGCCGGGGGTGGTTGCTGTCCGACCACTTGACCTCTAGGCCATCATAGCCCTTGCACACATCGGACGTTCTGCTGTCCAGTGTGGCCACAATCTTATAGCCCACCACTATATCGTCGTTCTCTCGCATGGTGCGCTCACGGGCGGTTGTCGATGTATGGTTTACCGCAGTACGTACCACCGCTTTATTGTTGGCCTTTGTTTGCTTGCCTAGCCGTTGATTAACCGCCCTGGTCATTTCATCAATAGTTTGCCCCTGAGCAAAGCCGAACTGAATCAGGTCATTAACCTTTTTAATCTCAGTCTTCGACCAATCTTTAATAAACGGGTTTAAAAACTTAGCAGTCTCAGTAGCAGGCAATACCAACGGGACAGCCTTTGAAGCGCTCCATAGCTGGGTGGTGGAGGGTAGGTCGAAATCGTAGGTCGGTGCCGTCTTGCCTAGCAGGGTATGCTCGAATTCACCCTCATGCTCTGAGAAGCCTTCGAGATCATCAAATAACGACTCTTGATAGCTGGCGTATATCTCAGCCTGCAATTCGCGAACGTCTTTATTCAAAGCCCTAAGCCTTGCAGCACTCGCGATAGTCGCACCCTCTTTAGCTAGGCGGCTATCAATATCACGCCCTAGCCTTTCAAGGAACGGCACGAAATCATTGGATAACCCGCCAGCGTATCGATTAACAAACACGCTATGACGGGTTTCGGCCTCTATGGTTTGCTCTGGAGCCTTAGCCAAGGTCTAATTCCCCGCCTTGGATTTTAGCTTTAGTATCCTCAAGCGATACCCCGGGCATTAAGCGCTCGCCTTGTTTCATGTTCCATAAGAAGTCGTCAAGCGATAGACCGCCCTGAATATAAGCGCCCATCAATGCAGTAATGTCCTGCGCTGATAAGTTAGTGCTTAGAAAGTCAGTGTTTAGCGTTACAGTTACCGGGTCACTCTCATCACCAGCCCACCATGCTGCATGGTTGTATACCTGCGTTAGTGCCTTGCCCACACTGTTAGCAATGGTAGCTAATGTAGCGCTCTCACCTGATTGCTCAATACGTGCAGTCTCAGCCGCACGAACACCGCTGGAGTTGTCCTGAAACATACGAGCACCAACCGCCGCAATCTCTTTCAGGTCATCGCTAATGGTTTCACGTATAGAGCCAAGGCCCGCACCCGTAAACTCCAGCAGTTCAGCCCGCCCTGTGGTATCAGTGATGTGGTTAGCGCTGCCTGGACCCACTTTTAACTGTATAGGGTTACCCTTGTCGTCGCGCATATCACCGAACACAAACATAGTAGGCAATGCTGTGAAATGCAGGCCATGGCGTAGGTCGGTGGCCAGGCGGTAATGATCCAATGAAATATCGGACATTTCTAGCAGCGCTGGGGGGGTTAGCTTATCGCTAGCAGTGAACGTGTTAAATAACACGAACGGTATAAAATCTAATGGCTCACCACGGCGGTTGGGCACGATAACATTGGTTACCTGGAACTTCTTGCTCTTGCCTATCTGCCTCCATATACGCTGTGTATAAATACCATCGATAATGGTTAGCTCTAGTATTTCGTCCCTGAATACAGGCGTATAGGGATCATCGCTCGCAACCTTATATTGCTGCAACAACGCTATAAAATTCTCGCCTTCATTAATGATTGATTCACGGCTATAAAACTTGGCCTTGTCTACCTCAACAAGGTAGCCACCACGCCCGGCCACAAACAGCTCGGCACAGGCTAGCGTTGCCACCTCGTCATCGGTTAGCCCGTTGAAATCAACTTCCAGGGTGTCAGACTTATCATTGGTCAATGGCTTACGCATAATAGCGCCGGTTAGCGCCTTAACACTTGGAGCCACCACGGGCAAATAATAACCTCGGGCTTTATAGGCGTTGTATTGCTGCTCAGTTTGTGCGTCCAGCTTAGGTAGGTATGTGTCACCCTTTGCCTTGATAGCATCGGAACCAGCAGCACAATCGCGCACCCTTGCCACTTGTGTAGCGGCGCTCTTGTAGGCAGCGCTAGGCTCATTAATAGGCATATTTAAAATCCTTGAACAGTTACGCTACCGTAATTCGGCGCGGTTATTGGGTATCGTTTGGCGACAAAATAACCGAAGTTATCCGTCCAATCATCAATTGCCGGATGATTGTCGAACTTCTCTGGCTCACCTTTCTTGTTGTACCCCTGCGATTCTAGCGCATGCGTTAAGCGCTTGCACTTATCTGTGTTTATTTTTAGGTTATTATGGGATAACAATTTATTAACTGCATTCACACGATTCTTAATTCTAGGGTTAGCAGCGTTCACTTCTACCTGATACCCAGCCCCCTTAATGATCTGAATATCGGACGCCGTGGCATTGGTGCTATTGGCCTTGCCGCTCGCATCGGGGAACACTATCACAGTGCGGCCCGCTAATCGGTTAGCTAATTGGTTTACAAAGTCGTGCGTGTCATTACTCACAAACTCATCGACCGCTATAGGGTAGCCGCTATCAATAACTGATACGACGCTACAGCAGCCGCCCACATTAAAGTCAATAGATACACAGACAACAGCATCACTATCCAGAAGCACACGGTCGCTATGATGCCGCAGCCGGTCAAAATAGTGATAAACTTTATTATCTGACAGCGACACAAACTCGCCACTAATGTACATTTCAGCCAGTTTTTCATCATAATTCTTTCTGATATTCTCAACGTAATCATCGGGTATAAAGGGGTTGCTGTCGGTCGGTGCCTTGATTAGCTCATAGCCCTCGCTGCGCTGCTCCACCCATTTCTGGTACACGTACCCACTGAGTCCCTGATCCGGCGTGGTCACACACCCTATAGTATTAGGAACTCCAACGTCTTGGCGGTTACGTTCTGTGATTTTGCGCCATACCTCGGCGGCTTTATCTATTGGTAGCGTATCCAGCTCATCGACGATAGAGTGCGCCACCTCATAGGCAATGATGCGGTTAGGGTTATCATAGGAACGGAATATAACAAAGCCTAAGCCCAAAACATTAATTGAGTAATTAGATTTATTGATTGTATAGAATAGGCCGAGACTTATTAAATCATCTTCAAGCCCAGGCATGCCCCTAAGCTTTAGCAGGTCATACGTAGGCATGTAGTAAGCCCCGTTAGCGCCTGGGGTTTCTATCATCTTGAGCAATAGGCGGAACGTGCCCGCTCTGGATTTACCACTGCCTAGCCCACCAACAATGGCGGGAAATGGCGCATCACTAAAACAAAAGTCTTCTTGCGGCTCGGTTAATGCCACGTCTATATTGGCGCTCACTTACGCACTGCTCTTGTGATATTGATTCTAATGGGTGCTGTGGGTGGCGCCGTATGCTCAACGCGGTCTTTCCACTCATTTGGTGCGCGGTTCTTTAGGTAAAAAATCATCGCCGTATTATCGCCGCCCTTAGCTTTTACAAATAGCGCGTTGGATATAGTGGCCACGCCCTTAGCCCTGCCGTTCAACATCGCTTCCATTAATTCGGGGTATTCCTGCTGGCGCTCAAAGAAAGCAGTCGCGCCCACGCCTAGCGAGCGGGCAACCTGCTCAACAGTAAGGCCTTGGGCGGCTAATTGCTGCGCTTGTTGTATTTCTTTCTCAGACGGCACCCACTTAGGCCGACCGCGCCCGCGCTTGGCGGCTGGCTTTTTAGCGGCTGGCTTCTTTTTAGCTGCCGCCATTTTCTTGGCCGGGGCTTTCTTCTCGAGGGTGGGCTTTTCAGCCTTTTTGCATACCTGCTCGGTTATCTCGAGCGCTGGGCGGCCCGCTTTAGCCATTATGCCACCTCGCCATCTATATCGATATTTTTTGATATAGCTAATTCGCGGTATGTTTTGCCTGTTTCTATGTGAACAGCCTCTTTACCTGTGAATGCTTCCCAGCGCTTTATAATTACATCAACGTACTTTTCGTCTAGCTCCATTAGGTAGGCATTGCGGTTTGTTTCTTCTGCGCCTATCAGGGTCGAACCTGAACCGCCAAACAAATCAAGGACGTTTTTTTGCTTAATATGGTTACTGAATGCTCTCACGCTTAGCGCAACCGGCTTTTGCGTTGGGTGAACGTAGGCATGATCTTTCTTGACCTCCCACAAGTCAGACTCGTTTTTTATATGGCCGTCGATCTTTCCGTTATATAAACAAAATTCATGCTGATGGCGATAACCGTTGCCCATACCAAACACATTCTTAGCCCACACGATACAGCTCTTATATTCGAGGGTCTCCTGCAATATCCCGTAAAATTTCCAATTGCACCAGATATAATAAACAGGCGGGTCTATTGTTTTGATTGTCTGTATCACATTATCAATGAATGAGCCGAAATCGCCATCGCTCAAATTATCATTTTTTATTATATCGTGCTTACCGCTACGGCCATTAAACGCCACATTATAAGGCGGGTCAGTAAACAATATATCTACTGAATTACCATCCATAAGTCTATCAACCGCATCAATACTGGTTGAATCGCCGCACATAAGCCTGTGGTTGCCAAGCTGCCATACGTCGCCCAATACACTTACCGGCTGTTCTGGTGGTTCTGGGCATTCGTCCTCGTCTGTTAGTCCATCCATAGGCTCATCCTCTAGCAGCCCATCGATAAACTCATCTTCAAAGCCAAGCAGGCCAACGTCAAAATCAACCTCTTGCAGGTGCTCAACCTCAAGCCTCAGTGCGTCTAAATCCCAGCCTGCATTTAAGGCCAGTTGGTTATCGGCAATCACATAAGCCTTTTTCTGTGCATCGGTTAATCCGGCTAAAACAATGCAGGGAACTTCGGCCATGCTTAATTTTTGAGCAGCTAACAGCCTGCCATGACCGGCTATAATGCCGTTCTGCTCATCAATCAGTATGGGGTTGGTGAAGCCGAATTCTTTAATGCTGGCGGCTACTTGCGCCACTTGGTCGCTTGAATGCGTCCGTGAGTTGTTCACATAAGGCAATAGGTCGCCGACCTGCCTCGTTGTATATTCGTTCATTATTACCCCACCGGAATAGTTTAGAGTGCCACCGGCACAATGTTCGGAGTATAGGTTATCGCGTATGTTGGTGTAAAGGTTTCTGCGATGGCTTAAGGTTAAACGGCCAATACTGTTTGCAGCCACTGCACAGCTTCTTACCAATGCTGCGCAGTGACACCAATGGCTCTTTACAGTGAGGGCATTTCTTAGTCATTGACCCCTCAAACATTTAATCTGCGCTTTTATTATCAGTATTTTTTGCTCTAGCTTTTCCACCGCCTCATCTATTGGGGTGGCTATACGGTATTCAATACTAGGGCTCCATGATGGTGAGTCGGTATTACACCACTCTCCACAGGATTGCCTTTGTATCCTAGCCCCCTTAGCCCACGCCACAATCAAGTCGTGATGTGGGTGCCAGGCTGTGCGGTCTTCTACTACTGCCAGCTCCAATTCATAAATACTCACATGAGCATGAAAAGTGCTAGGGTGGCCAAGGCTGGCAAACCCTTCCGAGACTGAATCGACCACTAACACCGCAGCCCCATTTTTAAAATCATCTCCATCTTTGCGCTTAACTTTATCCCCAATATTAAACATTTTTCCCCACCTCTTTTGCTTCATCCAGTGTTTTAAACGCACCCATATCGACACCATCAACGGTTAAATAATACCATGATAGCAGCTCGATTTTAGCCTTTCCTTTCGTCCAAACGCTAGCCCCGATTTCTTTTTGCCAGAATAATCTAGTGTGTTCATCATCAAAAACTTCAACATTACAGGGTCGCTGTAATGATGTTTTACCGATAAAAGACATAATACACCCCTTTCGATCTGATCGTTTTATACACAATACCGTATTGTGTCGCTAAAAACAGCCCACCCCTCAATGATCCGGCCTTGACAAATTTTGTCACTTTCATAAAAACCCCCTCAATCAATGTAGAATTGAATTATATATCCATATAGTCATAAATGTAAAGAAAATTTAATCTATGATAAAGTTATAGTAATTTTACTATTTTTTTACTAAGGAAAACTTCTTTAGAATCAATACCTTATATATATATAGTAGATAGTACATACATTAAATAATATTTTTTAATAGCTCAAAAAGTTGTTTAGGGTTAATTACTAAAGGTATTTAAGGGTATTTAATAAAGTGTTTATTTATAGGGGGCTTACTATTTTACTACTTTTGACTAAGTTGTTGATTTATAAGGGTTTTTGCTTAGTTTTTTTAGTTTTACATAGTAAAAATAACAAGAAAACCGCTACAGCCCAATGAATACGCACCTTATACTTAGTAAAGCAAAAACACATCGCCCATTATAGCTAAAAGTTATGTGAATAAATGTTTACAAATGCCCCCCCTTGATATACATTCCCAACTCACATTCACGCAGAGCAAACGACAATGTTAAGCAAAGATGAAATCGTAAAACGGCTACAGGATAGAAACTTGTCCAAGGTTGCCGAGGCGGTCGGATTAACCCGTGCCGCTGTCAGCAAAATAGCCCGTGGTGATTCGGTAAAACCAAGCCATGATCTGATCGAAAAATTATCAACCTATCTTGAATGCGAGCATGAAAGTAGGTACAACAATGTTTAATCGAACTCTAAGCCACGCAGACTATCTCGACGCCAACATGAAAATTATGGCGCTGCACCCGGTTAAGAACGGATTGTGTGATTGTGGTGATATTCAATGTAAAGCGCTGTACAAGCACCCTCGTAGTCGCGGCTGGCAGTCCACCCCACACTGGAGTGACGAACAGATGGGCAACATGGAAAAATACGGATTCTTTGCAACAGGGTTTGGCGTGTTATGCCAGGGGTTCCTAATCATCGACATAGACCCACGCAATGGCGGTAACGAGGGCTATGCGAAACTGTGCAAAGACACTGACACCGATTACAAAAAAGAATCATCGTTCGTGGTTCGCACTGGCGGGGGTGGCTGGCATATTTATTTTAAAGCCCCTGAGGGTGCTGCGCTCAAATCTCACCTCCACGACTATGCCGGTATTGATTTTAAATCGAGCGGGTTCGTTGTTGGCTGTGGAAGTATGCATAAAAGCGGCACCCCTTACGAGGCCGAGAAAGGCCATCCTAGCGACATTAGCGATACCCCTACCCAGCTTATCAATAAGCTGATAAAAACCGACCAGCACCGCGCTATGCGCGAAGGAGTGGCCATAGACGTATCTGACAGCGAACTAGTCGACATGCTGAGCTGTGTTAGCCCTGATTGTGATTATGAAACGTGGGTTAAATGTGGTATGTCTGTGCACCATGCGACAGGGGGCGGCGGGTTCAATATTTGGGATAGCTGGAGCGCTAAAGGCAAGGGTTATGAAAGCGACCCCATGGAAAAGAAATGGCACTCATTTGGCAAGTCGGCCAACCCGGTAACATTAGGCACCCTGCTCTACCATGCTGAAAAAGGCGGTTATATCCAGCCGGTGACGTTCACCGATGATGCCGTGATGCCTACAACGCCTACTGACGACCTGGATAATATTGACCTTAACAGGCCGCCGGGTTTTGTGGGTGAAGTGGTGGAATGGATTAATAAGCAATCGCGGTTTCCACGTGAGCGGTTAGCGGTAGCGGCTGCGCTATCGAGCATTGGTAACGTGTGCGGCCTGCGCTATGAAGACGAGAGTTACGGCGTAACAGCTAACCAGTTTATATTTTGTGTGGCGGGTAGCGCCACAGGCAAAGAGGCCATCTTAAAATCATCGGCTGGCATTATGCGAGCGGCTGGCGTGATTGAAGCAGCCCACGGGTCGATCAAATCCGAGCAGGAAATAGTCAGGAACCTAACGGCGCACCAGGCGGCGTTTTACACTGTGGATGAAATAGGAATTGTGTTGACAAAAGTGGCGAACGCACAAAAAAGTGGCAGTGCAAGCTACCTGGAGGGTGTTATAGGTTTGTTAATGAGCGCCTACAGTAAGGCGAATGATTACCTTATGATAAGCGGTGATGTTCGGCGGGTAATGGAGGCCGATTTATCCCGTGACTTAAAAGCGTGCCGTAAAATAGTAGCTGCCAACGAAGACAAGGGCGGCTTTGTTGAGCGGAAAATACCGGCCATAGAGCGCCAATTGGCAACAATAGGTAGCGGTTTAGAAAAGCCGTTCTTGTCGCTGATAGGGTTCACGACGCCGGTAACGTTTTTTAACCTGGTGAATTATGAGCAATCAACAAACGGCTTTATTGGCCGGTCGCTAATATTCCATGATGTTGACACTAACCCGGCACCAAAGAAACGATTTAAAGCGGAACCAATGGCCGCCCCCATGAAAATGACACTGGCCAGCCTGTACAGCGGTGGCACCACGGTGCAGCCCGGTGCTCGAATAGAACACTATGGCGATAAAATAAAAGTGCCCACTACGCAGGATGCGGCAAAGCGCTTGGACGAGATAGAGGATTTTTTCTGGAGCTATAGTGAAGACAATAAAGTTACCGGCCTGGAGGCGATAAGCCGCAGGGCGTTCGAGCTGGTATTAAAAGTGTCGTTGGTATTGGCGGCACCCGAAGGCGTGCGAACCCTGGAGCATGTACAGTGGGCGTTTGCGACTGTGAAACGTGATATAGACGAAAAAATAAACCTAGCCGCTGCCAGTATGGCCACCGACGATAAGCGCCACGACGAGGTTTTGTTGCGGCGTATAATCTCGATGATTAACAAGCACCATGGTGAAACTACCGGAGTGGTCGTGAATAGAATGCGGAAATTCAAAAAAGAGGACGTTATAGCCGCAATCGCGATACTTAAACAGGACGGGAAAATAAAATCGATAGGAACAGGTAAATCAGAAAAATGGTACTTGGCATAACGCCACGCTCAATAAAATCACAATAGGATAAAAATAATGGCAACACCAACACATAACGAATTGCCAGCCGGGACGATAGGACAGCACGCCAATGCCCCAATAGGGGTTGAGTATTTCATCGACAACCTGTATTACAAAATAGGCGTGCATGGTAAGCCGTTTAAACATAACGGCCTAGAATGGACGCTAAGCAGTAAGAGCGTTGAGTTCATTGAGTGCCATAGCAGAATAGATAACTAACAAAAGTGTATAGCCGTATGGCTGTATTAACACGTAATTAGACCAGTTAGGAGAAAGTTAAAATGAAGGTTTTGCACCTTACATTAAAGAAGCAATGGTTTGATTTGATTGCTAGCGGTACTAAAAAAGAAGAATACAGGGAAATGAAACCCTATTGGCATAAGCGGCTTCTAAACAAAGGTTATGACACGATTAAATTTAGAAACGGCTACTCCAAAACTGCGCCAAGCATGACAGTTGAATGCAAAGGGTTAATGTCAGGGCTTGGAATAATTGAATGGGGCGCACCTGAAGCGCAGCCGGTGTATATATTGAAATTAGGTGAGGTGTTAGAAATTGGAAGTTGAACCGATAAGAACCGCAGAAGACAGAAAGCGAGTCTATGACTGGATGCTAGCGAATAGATCACCCAGAGAGGCCGAGTGTTTTATTATCGGCTGTAACGTGGCGTTACGCGCTGGTGATCTATTGAAAATAAAGTTTGACCAAATTGAACAAGGTCAAAAGAAGATTGTAATTAATGAGCAAAAAACGGGTAAGCGTAGAGAGATAATCATAACGCCAATTATTCTTAAATCAGTTGCTAGGTTGAGGGCTTATTATTCAGGCTTTAAGCCGTACAAGGCAAAAGATTTTAACCCTGAATACTTATTTCAATCGACCAGTAGACGCGCTTTCCACTTATGCCAGCCTATTTGCATACAGTGGTTAGGCTTGGCATTTAAGGATTGTCAGAAGGACTTAGGCATTGATTACAACATCAACACCCATTCAATGCGTAAGACGTGGGGCTACAACGCTTACACAAACGATGCTGATTTGAATTATATACAGGCCGCTTTAAACCACAAAGACCAGTACATGACGCTTAGATATATTGGGATAACCAAATCCAGTATTCAGCAATTATTTTTTGATAACACGCTAGATATAGCGTCATAACAAAATGACCATAACTGAGGGTTACATATGTTCAAGTTTAAAACATTTAAAACGACTGAAGAATTTGAAGATTGGCAAAAAAGTAACGAAGGCGTAAATATTTATCAATCCTCCCCTGTCGTTATGAATATGGGAGTGCAGCACGACGAAACAGACTGCTCAGCACAAGCCCAGGTAAGTGTAGGGCTGTTTGTTATGTATAAAATCTAACTCACCGGACGACCATAAAAGCGTCTTAGGGCGCTGTATTTAATTAATGTAAGGAATAAAACATGGTAAACCTAATGTTGTGCCGCCACCCATCAACAAAATATAAGTTAGTTGCATGGGCTATCGATTGTAAACACGGCCATGAACAAGGATTTATTCTTATGAAGTGCTGTAGCTATTGCGGCTCAATTATTAAGACACAATAATCTGTAAGGAGTGAAACATGAATTGCCCGCACTGTAATCACCACAAAACAAAAGTAACCGATAGCCGCAACCACCAATCTCACAGCAACGGGAAAGTTGAGCTAGATACAGTGGTGCGTTACCGCCGATGCCCTGAGTGTCATAAATCGTTTAAAACAATAGAGCAGCCAGTGGCGCTAGCCGTCGTTAGCGGCGACAAGCCAATCACTTAGCTTTTCAACAACCGTATAAGAGGTGTTACCAGCGCCATTAGCAACCCGGTATAGCGTCCCATACTCTATGCCGGTTTCACGGGCTACGTGGCGCAGGTTCATAGGTACTAGCCGCCTTTGTACTTCTGACAATCTTAGCAGGGTAATCATTTTTTTTGCCTTATTTATAAATAAAGTTAAATATATGCTTGCATTATACTATCGGAGCATATACTATTTCAACCGTTGAGAGAAAAAAGGAGGGCATATTATGTCTTTACTCGAACAGGTCGGCAAACCCGCAGACCGTCCAATAGTAGCCACAATCTGTGGTGATTCAGGTTTAGGTAAAACTACCTTAGCCGCAACATTTCCAACCCCAATCGTTATCCGTGCAGAGGATGGTCTACAAGCTATCAGCGAAGACTTGCGCCCGGATGCTTTCCCAATGGTAGATGGCCCCGATTCTTTATGGGATCAAATACGCACACTGCTCAGCGAGGATCATAATTATAAAACGCTGATTATCGATAGCGTGACAGCTTTGGAGCGTATGTTTATACAAAGCGTTATTGATAGCGACAGCAAAAACCCCCGCACCATCAACCAAGCTTTAGGTGGTTATGGCGCTGGCTTGAACGCAGTGGCTACGATGCACCAGCGGTTACGTCAAGGCTGCGGAATGCTTAACACTCGTAAGGGTATGCACATTGTTTTCGTGGCGCACGCCGACACTGAGACAATTGAGCTGCCAGACAGCGACCCCTACACACGCTACAACCTACGGCTGGGCAAGAAAAGTGTTGCGCCCTATGTAGACGATAGCGACGTAGTAGGTTTTTTGAAGTTGCAGACATTCTATAAAGGCGATGGCGAACGTAAAAAAGCAACGTCAACGGGCGCACGCCTGCTGGTATGCCATGCTACCGCTGCGAATGTGAGCAAAAACCGATTCGGTATCGCCGAAGAACTGCTTTGTGAACAGAATAAAAACCCACTAAAACCATTTGTTAAATCATTAAATTAAAAGAGAAATAAATTATGTCAAATTTTTGGAACTTATCAGATAACACACAAGCCGAAG